TACAAACGAGATTGGACTGCGCCTTGGACTGATACGACTTTTTCAAGAGCCATTGAAGCCAAGCTAAAGGAAAAAAATCATGGATAGAGAAGACATCATCAAGCTAGCGCGGGAGGCTGGATTGGCTTACGGATCTGACGAAAAGCCATTAGGGTCTGTAACACGCTTCGCTGCCCTAGTCGCCGCTGCCGAGCGAAACAAGCTGGCCGCTTGGATGATGCGACAAGGCTATGCCACAGGACACGGCGACACCGTGGAAGACCTGCTGAAAGAGTTGGAGTGGCAGATCAGGGAGCGAGAGCGTGAGGCGTGTGCGAAGGTTGTTGAAGATTACTGCGGTGCATGGGACGACGAAGGTTATGCGCTCGCCGCCGCCATACGAGCAAGAGGGCAGCAATGAGTGGCAATCACAACATGAAACTCATTGCTAGCCTGGCGCAGGTCAATGACTTTGTAATGGTGCATGGCAATGAACTGCAAGCAATCCTGGACTATGTTCAGGATATGGAACAGAGGATAAGTATTGTCAGGGAACAGTTGCAGTATCTGGTTGCAGAATCTGTAGAACCTGATGCAGAACTTGATTGCCCACCATGTAATCAGGACTGTAATCAAGGCAGAGACTGCCCTTTAAGAAAGGCTTAACCCCTATTTCCTCCCAAAGACCCCCCTACCCCAAACAAGAACGGGGTAGAGAGGGGAGGTTCCTCCGCTGTCAAGCAGCATCTCGATGTCAGTCTCCTGACCCCTCGGCTTCGAGATAAGACCAGCCGACCGGATTCTTCGGGAACTGCCCCCTAGCCTTACGGCATACCGGCTATCCGCTTTCACTCCACGCAGCCACGGGTAAGGCTCTTGCTATCGTGCGGAGTACGGTCTGGTCAGAAACAAAAAAGCCGTTAAGGATGCCCCCTGGTGGTGATCCCTCTGGGGTAAGTAGAGGGCAGGGAACATGCTTAACGGCTCAATCTGCACCACACAGACAACCTGATCTTAATGGCAAACACCTTTTGATGCAAGCGGCAAAAACACGGCAAAAAAGCGGCAAATCTGGCAAACATGGCAAACCATTTGCCAACCCGACGAACGGTAGATTACTAGCTATATACATATGTTCCTAGTGTGTATAATCATCAGTGTTGTACTTAACCAAAGGGGAAACAGATGTATTACAAAGTTGATGAAGCAGATATGTATGAACTTAGAAGCAAGATTGCCTGGCTGCAGTACAGGCTTGCATCAAGTTCCATGAACTTATGTGGCGACTACCGCATGGTGTCAGCAACCAACCTTGCCTACTTTGATAAGGTTTTCCAAGACGTTGAAGATTTAAAGACCATTGTCAGGGTTATCAAAGATAGGACTGATCGCAAGAAGATCACAACCTGCTTTGATGAAACGGAGGCAGCATGACCAGCTTTGACACTGAATCAAGACGCAAGGCTATCTGGGCCACTGACGCTCGCAAGATCGCTGATGGCCGTGCTGCTGACGTTTACCTAGAGAAGATCGGCCAGACAGAACGGGAAGACATAAGCCACATCGAAGCAGTGCAATGGGGTTTGAAGTTGCAGGATGTCATTGGCCGTGAAGCTAGTGCCAGGTTGCAGATGGAACTCAAGGAAGCAGACTATGAGTTGTATCACCCTGAACATACCTGGATGGCATCTCACTTTGACTTCATCTCTGCTGATGGCACGACACTGGTCGAAGTGAAAAACTACAACCAATCAAAGAGGAATCAATACGATGCAGATATTGCACTTATGCCTGCGGCCGACAGAGCGCAATGTATTCATGAGGCTACGGTACATCGGGTACAGCGTATCGTACTTGCGGTGCTCTTTGGGGGGCAAGAACTGGTGCTTATCAACAAAGAAGTATCAGACGCTGAGAAAGACTCGCTCATACAACTGGAAGCTGAGCTATGGGGCGCAATACAGGCCAAGCAGCCTCCAAGCGCGACAACGGTGGATGCGGCAAGGAAACTCTTCCCCGTATCCACATCGGCTGGGGTTCTAGCCAATGCTCAGTTAGAGCAGGCCTGCCAGCAACTGAAAGCAATCAAGAACCAGATCAAGCAGTTTGAGGAGGCTGAGGAAAAGCTACAAGGTTTTATTCAAGGGCAGATGAAAGAAGCAGGCTCACTCATCACCTTTGACGGCAAGGTGCTTGCAACATGGAACTCAGCCAAAGGTTCTAAACGCTTTGATCCAAAGCTACTGCAAGCAGAGATGCCTGAAGTGTATGAGCGTTACGTTATTGAACAACCTGGCTCACGGAGGTTTTTAGTCAAATGAGCAATCTAGTCGATCCAACAAAACTTGATCAATCGATCATCGATTCCATCGTACTTAGAGGAGATTTGAGTGGACTCAAGGAAGAGCAACTCACTGGATACTACAACTACCGATGCCAGCAAGTCGGCCTCGATCCTTCAGCGAAGCCGTTCGATCTTCTTGTCTTGTCAGGAAAGAAGGTCTTGTATGCGAATGCTGGGGCCACACAGCAACTCAGCAATCTGCATGGATTGTCCACTGCGATCACTAACAGGGAGCGAGTTGAGAATGTGTATCTTGTATCTGTCAGATGCACTGGCAAAGATGGACGAAGCTCTGAAAATCAGGGAGCAGTTGACATCTCAGGTCTTTCTGGTGAAAAGCTAGCCAATGCCTTAATGAAGGCTACAACCAAAGCGATACGCAGGACTGTACTTGCTCATTGTGGATTGGGGATGCTTGATGAAACTGAACTCGACACTATCCCGACTAATCAATATCAGAAGGTTGATATGCCGCCTGTACAGGCTCTGCAGCCGCTTGCTGAGGTCATTGAAGGTAAGTACAAGGTATTAGTACCTGAAGGCGATAAGAGCAAGGTTTACAGCTCTCACCAGGATGAAATGCAGTGGCAGGATAACTTCTTTGGTTTGATTGGCAAGATCGCTGACAGCAAGAAGATGACAACCGAGGAGAAGAACGCCAAATTGGCGTCACTCTTTCGGGTCAACCACGAAACCATCGATAACTTTGGCGGGGTTGCAGCCATTGCATTCAAGAAGCGCTGTCACGATCATGCGGTCGAGGGTTTTGTCGCAAAAAAGGTAATGACTCTGGAGGCGGAGGAAGAGGTAGTGTTCGATTGACGCAGACGCAGGCAGTGCTTGAGCGTTTGCAACAAGGAACGCTCACGCAACTGCAAGCCTATGCAGAGATTGGTTCAACAAGACTTGCAGCCAGAGTCGAAGAACTAAGAAAACAAGGTCACACCATCGTGACACACACAATCAACCGTAATGGCAAATCCTTTGCCCAATATCAACTAGTGAGGAAATAATGGGTTACGAACAACAGCAAGGCAGTGGCGTACTTTTCACCGTCAAAGAGAAGAAGTCTGACAAAGCACCAGATTGGTCAGGAAGTTTCACTTGCGATCAGGCTTACAAGCCAGGTGATGTGATCAAGTTAAGTGCATGGACAAAACGCAGTGCTTATGGCGATCTGATCTCGATTAGGGTGAATAACTTCGTACCAGGTCAGCCTGCAAGGCAAGGCCGTGAGGTGAGCTATCAAGACGATGACAGTGTGCCGTTCTGATGTTATGCCCCAAGTGCGCCGAACGTGGTGAGCACAACGATACGATCATCCTAGAGACTCGCAGGTATGGCGGTAAGAAGCCTGCGAACTCTTGGGTGACACGCAGACGACGCTGTGTCGCTTGCTTGCATCGATTCACCACCACAGAAGTCATTAAAGGCGCTAATGACAAGGTATGGGATGCTGCATTGCGGGAGGATATGGCATGACAAAACTGACAGAATCCCACATGAAGGTGCTCAAGTATCTTTCTAAGCGAAAGACTGAAGCTACATTTAAGGAGATTCAACTACAAACCAGACTTGGCATTCCGACAACCAAGTACGTTATTCGCGCACTGCTTCATGATGGATACATCAAGAAACGATCAGAGAGGATTAATCGCGTAACGGAACGGTTCTATACCTTTGCAAGCTGGGAGCCAGTACCGAAAGAACCTGTTAAGAACCCTATCAAGTTCACCAAGACGCGTATTACGATAGAACCCAAGTTCTTCAACAATCCGTTTAATGTAGGTGCTTCATGAGTGAGATGACCAGGGAAGAGATGCAGGCCAAGATGGAAACGCTTTATGCGCTTACCAGAGAGTTACGAACCATGCTTGCAAGAACTGATCACAAACTCAAAGTCAGAGAGATGTTCATTCATGCCTTGCTCGACCCTGATGCTTTTGGATATGCCGTAGAAAACAGCGTCAGGGAAGAAGCCTGGAAAATCCTACAAGGAGAGCGCGATTGAGCAAGCTAGGAAAGACGAGAGGCGCCAGTTACGAGCGAGAGGTCTGTAACGCGCTTACAGAGCGTTTAGGAACCAAGGTGACGCGTGTACTAGGGCAAGCAAGAGATGGCGGCTCAGACATCGATCTAGGCCCGTTTATGATCGAATGCAAGCGCCGTAGGAAGATAGCGCTCTATGAATGGATGGATCAGGCCAAAGTCTCATCCAAAGGTGAGAAGGTGCCTGTGGTGATTTGCAGGGCTGATGGCAAAGAGAGCCTGGTGATCTTTAGGCTTGACGATGCGATCACGCTCATGCAGAATGAATTGTGACTCCGCTGAATCTGCCAGTAGGTTAAGCGCTTGAGGCAAGCGAGCAGATAGCCTCACCTGTTGTCTTCCCCTGTGAGTAAGTGGATTTTGCCCCGTCCTAGCGACGGGGTTTTCTTTTGGCAGTCTTTGCCGATTCTCGAAAATTCTTGGCGGTGGGGGAGCCTTTACTACCTGGCTTTCTCATTCTCTCGCCAGAACCTGCTGCAATGCGAGCACGTTTAGCATGAATGTTTGCGTATAAACCTGGTTTCATCTAACACCTCCAGCGTCTTCGAGCGGCCTTACCTCTTGGGCCAGACCATGATCTTGACCTTGCACAAAAACTCTTCTTCCTAGCCTTTTCTCTTGGCGTTGAAGGGTTAGGTGCAGGCGCTTGCAGATTGGAGCCTGTAGCCCTGTTATAAGCCTTCCTACCGGCCTCTGTCATGCCACCACCTTCAGCTACTGACTGAAAGTACCTACCCTTACCACGCGTTGTCTTTGCAATCGGGTTTGCCATGCTTACCTCATCATCAATGCTTCAGCTTCTCGACGCTTAGTCAGCCCTGGTAGCACCCTGCCTGCAGCCTTGTTCCACTTACGACACTCCACTGCTGCACCTTCCCAATCATTGGCGTCGATACGTTTTTTGAAGGTCGAGATTCTGTAGTTGCCTAAGCCACAGTTATACGCCCAACTGATGACTGCAGCAATACGTCTAGGGCTTGCAGAAACAAGCCGTGGTGAGAGTTTTACCAGCCCGGAAACGAAGTGCCTGACATGTTCCTGAAGGGCAGTCTCAGCTTGTTCTTTTGTCCAGACAGTGTATTGCCTAATATCACGACCAGTAGCACCATAACCGATAGTCCAAGGGTCAGCGCCAGTAGCGGGGTCAGGATAAGCACAGCAATCGCCGTTAGGCAAACGTCGAGCATAACCTTCAAAGGGCTTGATGAGTACGTTGATGGCAAGCTCAATCGCTTCATTCACTTGTACTTCTCTATGCTGCGACCAACAAACCAGAACGTAAGAATCATGGTGAAGAGTCCAAAGTCATCTTCATCCCAACACTTCACAATCACTTCATGCCACGGTGCATTGCTTTGAAACGCAAGTACAAGCGAAGCCGCCTTGACTGCCGCATACATGCCAAAGATAGCCCAAGTAATGCCTGGACGAACCAGCGCTGAGATGCCAGCCACAAACCAACCCGCTGCTTGAGCCGTTTGACTCTGTTCTTCAAAGGCCGCTTTGATGGTATCAAGTTGCTGAACACTGTAGTCCACATACTTTTCCTCCATCTTGAAAGTACCGCGCATCTTCTCAAGATCGGTCTGCAACTGAAACATGTTCAGCTCATGCTGACGTTCATTCTTTTTATCGAGGAACTTCAACACTTCTGGTGCTAGCCTGAACAGACCACCAAAGATACTGCCAAGCAAACCACCTGATAGCAGGTCAAACATTACTTGTTCAGAATCTGGTCAATGCGTGTATGCGCCTTGTCGGCGGTCATATGCAGATGCTCAACCTTAGCCTTGAGTTCAGCCAGGTCTGAACGAATAGCCACATATGCACCAAACGCTCCAGCAGCAGCACCAATCAGGGCTTGTATGACTACTGACATCGACACTTCCATTTAGGACATCCCTTCGCCTGGTGTGATGTACAGGTTGTGCGTACCCGTATCCACGATGGCAGCAAAGTAAACCGGATTAGTTCCATTGGCTTGGCCGTTGGTAATTACAATTCTAGTGTTGGGTGGAACCACAAACCCATACTCGCCAGCGCCAGAAGTTGGTATCACTGCTGTAGTTCCGCTACTTGCACCTGTCTTTACAAAGATTTCATGGTTGCCATCGTTGTAAAGTGCAAACTGGTTGGCAGGCGTATCAGCGTAAACAGCAACATTCGCAGATGTTGTCGTTACGCTTAAAAGGTAAGTCTTGCCAGTAGCAAGAAACGCAATATTATTTGCCACCTTTGTTCCCCCATTGCTGCGCTGCAGTCATGGTGCCATAGCAGGGCGCACCGTTGGTGAACTTAGGCTGGAAGTTTGGGGTGACTTGCTTGGTCGTGCCTTGGCTAGGCTTTAGCACCACCTGTTTGCTCACCACTTTCGTCATCGTCATCATGCTTTGTTTCCTTCATTAAGGATGGTAAAAACACTGTGATGGCAAAGATAAGCAATGCGGCGATCCGCTCATAACTCGGCCCCCACATTGTCCAGCAAGCTAAGGCAAAAGTCATCGACAACGCCAAGATTGTCAACACCCTCGCCACCACTAACTTCAAACTAATGCGTACTACCTTCAACAGAAGATTCGAATCCATGTTCAGCCTCATGGGGTTAATTAAGGTTATCTAGTCTACCTTAACTATCTTCATCTTCGTCTTCATCCATGAAACCTCTTCCCCAGTCAGCATCACTAGCTTTCAGGCGAATGGCTTCTAACTTCAATGCTCGATCAATAATCTTTGACTTGTCAGTAAGGCTTGCTTCAGGGTCTGCCATGACTTCAGCCAAGAGTTTGCTTATCGCAGCCTCTAAGTCAGGGTTTATGCCCGATTGCTTACGCTTCACCGCATCATGCGACGCTTGGGCTGACGCTCAGGCATCTTGTTCATAGGCTGGCGGCCAAGCGCACGTTGTGCTGCAAGCGAGCCTGCAACCTCATTGCGTCCTGCTTCAGCGGCTTGCGCTTCCTGACGCTTCATCTCTTTATTGCCTTCAACTTTCATCATGCCATCGTAGTTCATCGCATACCTCTCTTGGTTTTACGCGCTGTGGAATAGGCTATTGCAGCAGCCTGCTTGACTGCCGCTCTCTTGCTAGCAGGACGGCTTGTGCCAATCTTGCCACTATCTTTGAATTTACGCACCATCTCACCAATGTTGGTCGAGATTGTTTTCTGGCTACTACCTTTTTTAAGGGGCATTTATTCCTCCGTTGTTTGCAATGGCCTAACTGCTGTACCAGTTGCCAGTACTCCAGGTATCGTGGCATTAACACCAACGCCTGGTTTATCAGCATAGAATCGCTGCGCTCTTCTAGCCACGCTTCCACGAGTTCTAAGTAACTGAGAAGCTAAATCAGTCCCTCTTCCAATGAGCGCGGTACCTAATGCTCTGCCAGTTTGCTCGGCAGTAGTAGATGCGGCGCCTTCTGGTTGCCACCTAGCTCGCAACCTAAGTTCCCTTCCTAACTTACCAAGCTCATCAATATCCATTCCTGTGCGTCGCACAAGTTGTTTATTGCTACTAGCAAGCATGTCACCTAATTCTTCAAGACTTATGTTTCCCTGCCTTATGCCAGCCTTGCGATACAAGTCTTCTAAGATGACTGTGTTTCTATACTTAGGTCTAAGCTCTGCGAGTTGTTTGGCAATTTGCGGATGGTTTCTTTCTACTGATTCGTCAATCACATTGATGATGTCGTAAATTTCATGAGCTTGACCACGGTTTGAAGAAGATCTTGCCGCCTGGGCCAAAGCATTTCTCATGCGTTGAAGCGCTTCGCCTTCTACGGCGAATGACGCTGGATTTGCACCAGGTCTCGATGCAAGGCGCTGGTAGTTATTGATAAGATTTAACGCTTCTTGCTTGACAGGATTTACCGCTGCAAAACCAGGTAGCTGCGTTTCCATTTGAGCAATAGCTCGCAGTGCGTTAATAGCTGGTTGATCAATTGTAAAAATTCTTCCTTGGTAAAGATTGTCAAAGTCCTTACCTAAAGATTGAAATCTTTCCGATATGAATTTGTCATCAATTTCGTTGACTTGCTTCCCTGTCCCTCTGCTAGCAAGTTGATTAGCACGAGTCTGATTTTGTATTGCGTAACCAGTAGCGCCTTTCATGGGAATAGGTTGATCTGCTTTTGCTTGAGCAGGAGAAATTTTGAAGCCAAGCCTCTCGGCTTTTCTTGCAGCCGCCTCGCTTGTTGCCGATGTTTCGCCGACAACAACTCGACCTAAACGCGGGATAAGAGGCAATGTTCCAGCGCCTAATTCACCAATCATTCTTGCGCCTGCAAGTTCCTCGCTCGGAGGTTGTATGCCAACACGCTGACCGTAACGCTCAATGTCTTTTGTTGTAGGGAATAACGTTTCTCTATCAAACAACTTTTGCGCTAAACGCTGGCGAGCGCCTGTTGTTTCACCAGGCTCTTTAACGCCAAGAAACTCAGGCGCCGTTTGAAATGCAAACTTTTCTATTTCACCTGGGGCGCCTAGCGCACCGGTCATAGCACCATAAGCTGTAGCTCCTAAACGTTCAGGAATAGATGGTGTGCTGTACTGATTTATATCTGCAACAAATTCGCCGCGAGCAGGCTGTTGTTTTGCGGCAGGCTTTTCAAAAGGGTCAACTATTTCCGATGGCGGCTTATCAAACGGATCAATGATGGCTGATGTACTCATCGTGATGCTCCGTATTTATTTTGCCAATAAGCCCTAAGCTCTGCATCTGTCGCATTTGGGTTTCTAGCCTTTGCCGCAGCAACCCAAGTATCTATATCTGGAACGTTTGACGTTGTCTGAGAACCAGAAACCGGCTTGTTAGATGCTGGCCGCTGGCCTGTTATTGCAGGCATATCAGCGTTTAGATTACCTGAGCCAGCTCTAATTGCCTCTTCGGTCACTGAAGGCAGGCCAAGAATTCTTTGCGTCTTTTCATCTAAACGCTCTCTACCTCTACGCAATACGTCTGTTACATCATCCAGTGTAAAAGGAATAGTTCTTTCAACATCCTTTAATACGTTTTGCAAATCTTGCCTTTGTTCAGCGGTTGCGCCAGCCATCCTTGAATGAGAAAGAACGCCAGTTTCAATCTCTTGCCTAACTTTAGCCAAATAAATAGCCATGTTGATAGCACGATCACCAGCCCTTGGTCTAAGAGCAGAGTATTGCTGTACGTTGAATTTTGTTGCAGAAGACGCAAGACCTTGGCCTTCAATTTTTGTAAGGGCTAAGTCAAGACTATTCGCAACCTGATCAAAAGCTCTTTGATCTTGTGCTGTCATTTTGCGAGCAGCAGCAGCAGTTAAGCTGCCAAGAACCGTTTCAGGGTCTCGGTTAATAACGCCAGATAACACTGGACTTTGCGCAGCGCCTGGTAACGAAGCTATGCCAGCCAAGTCTTTTGATGCGCCAAGAATGTTTGAATGCACTCGGCCTGCAAACATCAAGTTGTTCTGACCAACTTTACCCGCTCCAGCAGTCGCAGGTTTAACACCACTTACAGTTCTTGTAGTTCCAGCCTCATTAATCTGAACAACGTTTCCGTTTTCGTCTACACCAACTGTCTTGAACTCACCTCTTCTCGCGGCAAGCTCCTCTCGACGCATCTTACGATCTTCAATGGCTTTGTTGATTTCAATAATTGATTTAGTAGCTTCGTCACGAGCTTTGAAAGTGGCGTCAAACATCTTGTTAACAGCATCATTGCGACCTCTAGCTATATCCACATACATAGAACCGCCAGCGATTTCTGCCTCTAACAATGCTTTGAACTTATTAGCCTCTGCTGTTTGCCCAGCAGTCTGCGCTCTGAGTGCTGAGTCATAAAGCGCCTTAACTTCGTCTAACTTCTGTCTCTGAGTGTCTAATGCTTTTTCAAAGATTGTCTTCTCGCGGTCAAAGACATCCTTACGCCCCTGCCTGTAACCATCAACCATACCCTTCATGGCTTTCAGTCCAGCAATGCCGCTACGCTTTGCGGAACCGCCTGCTAGCGCTCCAATCAACATCATTGACACAGCAATGGTCTGCAATTGCTCTGGCGTTTGCTGGCTCGGCGCAAACTCGATAGGCTCTGGCCGCATGGCCGTGTATTTCTGTTCTAGTGCAGCAGTGTCCTTTGCTTGTTTCTCAAGCATATTTCCGTAATCTGTAGCACCCTTTTCTCTTTTAGCTTGCAAGTCAGTCATGGCCGTTTCAACAGCGCCTAGACTTTCTTTCATGACTTGTGGGCGTAACTCTTCTGCACGAGCACCACGCTCACGCTGACTTGTGAGCTGTTCTTCAATCGTGCCAACAGGTTTGGTCGGCGGTTGATTTAACTTTGACGTTAAATCATCAATTGGATTGCGAAGACTAGTGACGCTTGTTGTCATGATTAACCACCTAATGGGCTAGTTAAAGGTGTCTTCCTAGCCTGCGTTGCAGGCGTTTGCACAGGTTTAGCAACCTCTGTAGAAGGTGTGCCAGCAAGGATGTTTCCAGCCGATTTAAGCGCCTCACCAAGTGCGTCAGCAACCTGAGAATCTGCTTGATAACCCGCAAGAATGGCTTGTTGCAGATATTTGTCTGAGATGCCGATGTTCTTCAAGCCCTGGTTAATTAAGTCCTGAGCACCACGCTGCTGCATCTCTACAGTCCTAGCGCCTAATTGCTGTTGCGCAGTTCCTGATCTTTGCCCCATGTTTGCTAACGCTTGGCGTTGCTGCGCTTGGAACGCTGCAATCTGTTGATGCTGCACAGGCGTTAATTCACCCCTCATGCCAGCACCAAGTTGTTCTTGCCCTACCTGCCTAGGAGCCTGACCTAGTTGACGCAACTCATTTTCCATAGCACGAGCCTGCTTATAGCCACGGCGAGCCATTAATGCAGCCAACGCCGTCTGGCCTAATGCAGCACCTGTTGGCGTCTTTAAGCCTTCTAAGAC